TAAAGACTACTGAGTTATATATTGAAGTAGAATCATTAGCAATTGATGGGTCTAGTTTAGGTGTTGTGTACACCACCTTCCCTGGACTACTAAATCCAGGTGCTACCGATTGTTCTGCTGGAACTATAGGTTATACTAATGACGGATACCCTTCAGAAACTACCCATAGGCTAAGTATTGCCTCCTTTACAACTAGACAAGATGGTTTTGTTAAGATCACTGTTCATTTAACAAAGCCAAGTGTAGCAATATATGTAGGTCAATATGGCATCTAAAGTACTCTCTAATGGTTCTATTGTAACCAGTTATACTGGAAGTAAAGTAGATTCTTTAGGAGTAATTACTAAGTTTAATGTAACCTCTAGTAATGTAACTGTTTCTTTAATAGGCTCTTCCGTCTCTTCTGTGACAGGAAGTTTATCAGCCTACTTAGATAAAAGTGTATCTGGAGAAACTAGTACTTTTGAGACTGGAAGTGTTACAGCAGGGTCTGATGTAGTAGTAACTTTAACATCTTCTTTAATACAAAGTGCTATAGGAAGTATTTCAGCTAGCTCTTCTCTTGCTATTAGTGGTATACCTACTACTTTATCTCAAGGCTCTGTATTTGCAGACTCTTCAGTAATAGTAACATTAGTAGGATCAGAGATAACTTCTAGCTTATCCACATTAAGCTTAGCTATTAATAAGGAAATAACTACTAATCTTATTACAGCTAATTTAGGGACTGTCTTTGTTAATAAAGATATATCTCTTTCTTCCTCTTTAATCACCAGCGCCACTTCTTCCTTAATACCTTCTAGAAATGTTGTATTAGCTTCTAATAGTATCACTAGTTCAGTAGGAACAGTTTCAGTTTATGACGGAACTATTACATTATCTTTAAGTGGCATAAGCAGTACGTTCCTACAAGAAACTTTAGCAAGTGATAGAACTAATTCTATAACTACTGGTCTAATCACTTCAATTACTGAAAACATCTACCCCTCTTTTTCTAAAGCGATTGTAGGCGAAGTAAATACTTTTAATCAAGGATCGCTCTCTCCTTCTTTATCTATAAGCCCTACTGGACAAGCAATTTTATCAGGTACTGGTACTTTAGTACTAGCGCTGTCTGATATAACTTTAAGTCTTACAGGACAACTTATCTCTTCTAGTCTTGGTACTATTAGGGTTGATGGTAAAAAAGATATTTCCTTAATCAATGTTCTTGTTGGATCAGGTGTTTATACTATAATCACAGTAAGAGAAACCCCTATTATTCTTTCTTAATCACTATTTATATAATTATGCTAGTACAAACAACTAAAGGCCTTTTAGAATCATCTCTTTTGGAAATTAAAGATGTTATTGTAGAAGAAGACAATGCAAGAATTACCGCTACTGAATGGTATTTGTCTAATGAATTAGTTAGACGTGATGTTAATGTAAATATTCTCCGCGGCCTTTCATTAGAAGGCACTCAACAAAACTTATCATAGGATAACTAAATGGCAAATACTCAAGCAGTATGCACTTCTTTTAAAACTGAGATATTAAATGGTATTCATGCGCTAGGGACTAGCGTAGTTCGAGCAGGAACAACTGCTGATACTCTTAAAGCAGCTTTGTATTTGGCTTCAGCCACTGTGAACGCAGCAACAACTGCTTACTCAGCTACTGGAGAAGTCTCAGGAGCTGGTTATACAGCAGGTGGAGTCACAGTGACTAATGCTAATGCTCCAGCAGCCACAGGTACAACTGCTTACTGGACTCCTTCTGCATCGTTCGCATGGACTACAGTAACTTTAGGGACAGCTTTTGACGCTGTTCTAATCTATAACTCTACTCAATCTAATAAAGCAGTTGCAGTTTATACCTTTGGTTCTCAAACTGTTACAGCAGGTAACTTTACTCTAACTATGCCTACTAATGATGCCACTACTGGATTGTTAAGGCTGGCATAATGATTATTTATTCAGATGATTCAGGTCAATTAATCTGGCCTGACACTGATTTACATGATCCTAACTCTAAGAAAGATTACTATATCTCCTATAGGCCTCCTGTTCGTACTAATGAAACAGTTTATACTAAAGGGATTGATGTAGTAGTCTTACCAGAAGCTAATGGTTGTTTGTACGAATGTGTATCAGGGGGTATTTCTAATACTTCCTTGCTACATTCTACCAACACCTTTACCACAATTGAAGGAAAGCTTCAAGAAGATGGTGATGTTAAATGGAAGTGTAAAGCTGATACTTCTAGATTAAGAGATGGAGATGTAATCTCTGCTTCTACGTGGACTGCTTCAGATCCTCTAATTATATTGACTGGAACAGATATTATATCTAATATCAAAACAGTTGTAAATGTATCTGAAGTGCCGTCTACTCTTAAGAAATTCACTTTAACAAACCATTGTACGATCTTAAGAGCTTCTGGCAGAATAGAGGAATATGATAAATCATTAATTATAACTGTTAAACCACTATAGGCTTAAAATGGATAGCGTACACGAAGAAAGGAGAAAGAGTGTAGTCTGTTTTTCTCCTGAAGAATTAGATGCTATAGTTGAACAAATATCTGATAGGATATCAGAAAGAGTGTCAGATTTAGCCCTCCAGAAAATGGAAGATAAAATTATGTCTAATATCGGAAGAACGGTAGTAGATAAGTTTTTAAAGGTAGCTGGAGTTGTAATAGTTACTTTAACTATTTACTTTAGTAGAATAGATTTATATAAATTTTTAGGATGAATATGTTCGATATACCATCAGCAGTAGAAGCAGTTTCAAATATGATCTCTAAGATTGTTGATAAAGTAGCTCCCGATGCAGACTTAGAAGTAAAAGGTAAAATAGAACAAGCCTTACAAGAAATGCATAAGGAATATGAAGTACAACTATCTCAAGTTGCAGTTAACCTAGAAGAATCTAAAAGTTCAAGTGTTTTTGTAGCAGGTTGGAGACCATTTTTAGGATGGGTAGGAGGCTTTGGTATAGGATATGAAATCTTATTGATGCCTATAGGTAATGCAATAGCAGTTATGTTTGGTGTACCTCCAGTATTTGTAGGAGTGGATATCACTCTTCTCCAAAGTATTGTTGGCGGTATGCTAGGTTTAGGTATCGCTCGTTCTTGGGATAAGAAAAACTCAGTAGAAACTAAACGATTAAGATAATGTCTAAAATCAGGATAGACCCATTAGTTTCTTTAGCTCGGTTTTATAAAGAGGATGTGGATATTACTACCCCTATTTACGAGATGTTCAAACCTTACTACAAATCATTCCCAGTTGAATTTCTAGATAACGGGGTTGTAAGGGTAACAGGAGTTGTAGAATCACCTACTGTCCACGAGCAAAGGGAGTTATTTAGAGCTTTAAAGGCTTTAGGCTATCATTCGATAGAGTGGAGACACCACGATAAAATAATAGTACATAAATTATAATGAGTGAAATAATAACAATACCTTATCTTTTTGAACCTAGACCATATCAAAGAGAATTATTATCTGCTTTAGATTCAGGTTATAAACGAGCAATTGCAGTTTATCATCGAAGAGCTGGAAAGGATAAGACAATGTTTAATGTTCTTGTTAAGAAAGCTCTTCAAAGAAAAGGTGTTTATTATTACTTCTTTCCTGAATATGCCCAAGGACGAAGAGTTATCTGGGATGGTATAGATGGATCTGGATTTAAGTTTTTAGATCATATACCATCCCCTTTAATACAGTCTAAAAATAGTACTGACATGAAAGTAGTGTTAACTACTGGTTCTGTCATACAAATCATGGGAACTGATAAGTTCGATAAGGTTCGTGGCAGTAATCCAGTAGGATGTGTATTCTCAGAGTTTGCTTTCCAGAATCCTAAAGCTTGGAATATTATCAGACCTATTCTTTCAGAGAACCAAGGTTGGGCTATCTTTAACAGTTCTACAAACGGTAAGAATCATTTTTATGATTTATACCAAATGGCTATAAAGAATCCTAATTGGTTTGTACAGAATTATAATGTTCTTCAAACATTAGATCCTAATGGCAATAGATATATCTCAGACGATGTAATCCAAGAAGATAGAGACTCAGGGATGTCAGAAGAGTTGATACAACAAGAATATTTTAATTCATGGACTGCTAATTCTCAAGGATTTTATTATCTTTCTATCTTAGAAGACCTGGAGGCTAAAGGGAATATAACTAATGTTCCTCACGATACTTCATCACCAGTAGAAACCTGGTGGGATATTGGAGTTGGAGATTATACTTGTATTTGGTTTACTCAGACAATGGGTAAAGAGATTCATGTTATAGATTACTACACCTCTAATAATAAAGGCGTAGACCACTATGCTAAAGTTCTTCAATCTAAGAATTATGTTTATAAGTGCCATTGGTTCCCTTGGGATATGGAGAAAACAGAATTTGGTTCTGGAAGAACTATATTTGAAACAGCTTCGGAATTATTTAAAGGTACTCGAATAGATACTGTCCAACGGATTTCTAAAGATGATGGAAGAAATGCAGTACGCATGATACTTCCCTTCTGTTCTTTTGATAAAGTTCGTTGTAAAGAAGGTCTAGATGGCCTTAGAAACTATAGAAAAGAATGGGATGATAAACGTCAGATCTTTAAAGATACCGATGTGCACGATTGGGCCTCAGATCCAGCAGATGCTTTTAGATATTTAGCAGTAGGAATAACAATGCCAAAATCTAGATCCTTCCGCAACGAGTTTATGAAAAATAAAACAAAAGCAATATCTGTTAAAAATTGGAGAGTTGCCTAATGGCAGACCTATTAAAAGAAAAAGAATTGGCTGATATCCAGTGGAAGAGATATCAATCAGCATTATATCGTGGGCACCATGTTTACCAATCACAAGCTAGGCTTAATGAAAACTTCTACTTAGGTGGAGGAAGACAATGGGCAGATGATGATAAAAGAGTATTAGAAGAATTAGGAAGACCTTGGTTAGAAGAAAACATTATCTTCTCTACTGTTAATACGGTTATAGGCTATCAGACTCAATCTCGTATGGATATAGCCTATAAACCTAGAGAAGTAGATGATCAAGATATCTCAGATGTTTTGTCTAAGCTTTCTATGTATCTAACAGATCAAAATAAATATCCTTGGAAAGAGAGCCAAGTCTTTGCTGACGGTTTAATTCAACAACGAGGATACTTTGATATAAAAATGGATTTCAATGAGAATGTCTATGGCGATATCTCTATTGAAGTGCTAGATCCATTAGATGTTATTCCAGATCCAGATGCTAAGTCATAT